TCAAACCGCATGGGCGTCCTCCATCGACAGATAGGCGTGGGCGAAGGCGGACGCGGTCGCTTCCTCGTAGGCCCGCCGGGCGCGCGCGCACGCTTCCTCGTAGGCCCGCTCGGCGGGCGCGCGCGCTTCCTCGTAGGCCCGCCGGGCGCGCGCGCACGCTTCCTCGTAGGCCCGCCTGGCGGGCGCGGTCGCTTCCTCGTAGGCCCGCCGGGCGGACGCGCACGCTTCCTCGTAGGCCCGCCTGGCGCGCGCGCACGCTTCCTCGTAGGCCCGCCCGGCGGGCGCGGTCGCTTCCTCGTAGGCCCGCTCGGCGGGCGCGGTCGCTTCCTCGTAGGCCCGCCCGGCGGGCGCGCACGCTTCCTCGTAGGCCCGCCTGGCGCGCGCGCACGCTTCCTCGTAGGCCCGCCAGGTGGTCGCGCACGCTTCCTCGTAGGCCCGCCAGGTGGTCGCGCACGCTTCCTCGTAGGCCCGCTCGGCGGGCGCGGTCGCTTCCTCGTAGGCCCGCCAGGTGGTCGCGCACGCTTCCTCGTAGGCCCGCCCGGCGGGCGGCGACAGGAAATTATGCGCCGCCCATGTCCAATCGAACACGGAAGCGACAGAAAGGCACAGGTCGACGCTGATCTCGACTTGGCTACCGAATCGGCGCTTGAACTCGTTGCGCTGGTCGGCGCACGCGCCCTTGGCCTTCAACTGGGCGAGGGTAAGAATCTTCATGGTTGCGGATCTCCTATGGCCGGCGTGGTAGCCGTGCATGCGCGCCCAGGCGTTCGAGCGCGGCGTTGAGCAAGCGCCAATAGCGCAACAGCGGGGTTTCAAACCGCATGGGCTTCCTCCATCGACAGATAGGCGTGGGCGAAGGCGGACGCGGTCGCTTCCTCGTAGGCCCGCCGGGCGCGCGCGCACGCTTCCTCGTAGGCCCGCCGGGCGCGCGCGCACGCTTCCTCGTAGGCCCGCCAGGTGGTCGCGCACGCTTCCTCGTAGGCCCGCCAGGTGGCCGCGCACGCTTCCTCGTAGGCCCGCCGGGCGCGCGCGCACGCTTCCTTGTAGGCCCGCCTGGCGGGCGCGGTCGCTTCCTCGTAGGCCCGCCCGGCGGGCGGCGACAGGAAATTATGCGCCGCCCATGTCCAATCGAACACGGAAGCGACAGAAAGGCACAGGTCGACGCTGATCTCGACTTGGCTACCGAATCGGCGCTTGAACTCGTTGCGCTGGTCGGCGCACGCGCCCTTGGCCTTCAACTGGGCGAGGGTAAGAATCTTCATGGTTGCGGATCTCCTATGGCCGGCGTGGTAGCCGTGCATGCGCGCCAGGCGACGCGCATGGGCTGCGATCACGCGGCGAGATCGAGCACTTTACCAGCCTCGCGCTCGAGCGCCACGCGCTCGTCTTGGAAGCTAATGGTCTTGGCATGAGCGGTCATCGCCGTGGCGACGTCCCACAGCGACTCGATCGGACGACCTTCCTCGCGCTCATGCGCCGCCTCGATCTTGGCCTGGAAGTTTTGGGGGAACTTGCGCGCCTTGAGGAATGCGCCCAGATCCTCGACTTTCTTCGCCTGCGCCGCCTGTAGCGCGGTCTCGATCGGCGCGGCGCTGGCGTTGTGGTAGGCCAACAAGGCCGGCGACACCTCTTCCAGCCAGCGGTCGGGCGCGGTCGCCGTATGCCGCAGGCGAATCTCGCGATAGCCTTCAGCGCCCCAGACGATGCGATTGCAGCAGACATAATCGAACAGGAACATGGCGACGCCGATGGAAGCGGCGGCAACTTCGCTATTCCACAGAAAGAACCCCTTGGCCAGCGAGCCGGATTTGCCGTCGCGCCGGTTCGGCAGGTTGATGCGGTTCACTTCATCGGCCAGAAAGACGAACATGTCGCGGTCGGACGCGTACAGCGTCGTATTGGCCTTGGTGACCGCGACCGCCTTGCCGAACTCGCCAGGCACGCGCCAATCGCCGGTCACGCCGTCGCCGAACCGGTCGACCAGCTGGCGCGTAATGTCCTTGTTCCAGATCCGGCCGTAGTTCGGGCCGGTGACGGCGGCCAGCTCGCCAGCGCCTTCGCCAGCGCTGCGGCGCAACAGCACGCCGATATCCTCGGCGTCGCGGCCGAACTTCAGCCCGTAATTGACGCAGTCGGCGGCCATCGGCGACGGCAAGGTCCGCAGGTAGGACGCAGGCGCGCCAGCGCGCTGGCACAGCTGGCCGAACGCCCAATTGGTCGGTTGATAGGCGTGACCGTTCGGCCCGGTGATCGCCATACTTTCCATGTCGTTCGGATGCAGCGGCGTCGCCTCGATGCAGCGCGAGCTGACCACGACGCCGCGACTCGCCTCGCGCTGGCTCAGCGCATGCGAGTGCAAAGCATGAAGGGAAACAAAGCGTTCGTCGTCGGGACGGGAAGCCCATTGACGGGAAGCTTGCATCAGGTTGGTCATGTGCGGATCCTCAGGGCAGAATCGCCCAAAGGGTCTTTAACAAATCTTGCTAACAACTGTCAATAGCAATTTTTGCTATTCTGCTATCGGCGTCGTGGCCAGGAGCAACGATATGGCGTCGTCGCGAGCTTGCCGGGCCTTGTCGACGGCGCGCTCGGCCTCGGCACGGAGGCCGGCCAGACGGTTCGTGGTCGCTGCATCGAGGTCGGCCAGCGACCCGCTGTAGGCCATACGCTCGCGGCGATAGCCGGCCAGCGCCAGGCGGCGGATCTGGCGAAACAGCGCGTCGGCCTTGGCCATGGCCTGGTCACGGCGATGGGCGGCCAGCTCCTCAGGCCCCAGACGCGACGCCCACGTGTCGAGCTGGCGACGGGTTTGGCCGCGCCTGGCCAACAGGCGACGGGCTTTCATTCGCGCTCGCGCGGCGTAGGCCAAGCGATCGAAGCGTGTGATTTGGTAGGTCTTATAGACAGTGCAACGGATTGGGCGCATGATGCAACTTATATGTGTGTGTTTCAGGAGCTTGCCAAGCCAAAAAAGCGTGGGAAACGCATTTTGCATTCAGGCTGGCGAGGGCGGTTTAATTAGTAAATCGATAAGTCATTGAAAACGCTTGCAAACTAGTAATCATTTCGCAGCTGCGAGATTATTGTTATTTTGAAAGTTGTTTCATAGTTGGATCAACGATTTAGGTCGAGTGTGCGGTGCAATAATTACTAAAATGGAAAAAGGTAGGGGCACACACGTACGGTCGGAGAAAATCCCACAGCGAGGGGCGCGCAGGTTGTATTTGTGGGATTTTATCGCAATGTACTCCGGGGGCCGTGTTCTCCGGAATAAAAGATAATCAAGGTACAGTCCGGTATATATATATATTATCTTTCAAAGAGATAAACTAATAAACAACTTTTAGCAATGCACCCCTCTTTTCTCCATCCCACTGGTCCTACAGGCGAAAAGGTAATTGCCGATGCTAAATAACATAACAACATCGTGAGCAAAATCCATATAAAAGACACAATCGGAACGCCAGTTTGCCATAGTTTTCATAATCGTGCCCCAATTCTAGCACGTGTACACGTTAGCATATTCAACTGCTGGTTGAAATAGCAAGGTTTGCTTGCTAATTTTCTTGCTAAAACAGGCTTAGCAAAAATGATTATGTAAAGTTTTGTTGCTGAAATGTGTTCAGATTATGACTTTCGTTGCTAAAAGCTTTGCTAAGTCGGGCATAGCAATAAGTGTTAGGTACGCTGTGGGGCTGCTAGGCGGGGCTAGGCGTGCCGGCAATAGCAGACATTGCTAGCAAACTCGGGGTCGGGGGGCCTCCCACCAGCCGGTCGCGGAAATTCCAGGGCGCACTTTCAAACCGCACGCAAAATTTCGTGTTTTATGTTGCGTCGCACAAAATTTTACAGCACCTAATACCACGCATAAACTGTACAATCTGCCCCTGGTTGACACCCTCCGCAACCTGTTCCACATTGGCGCATGGTTAAGATTATTCTCACCACCCGACGCGAGCCGCCGCGCCGTCCCGAGCCTGACGACGCCATCCGTTATTCCGTCAATTCGCAGTGGATCTGGAAAGGCGACGCGCAGATCCGCGCCCGGCCGCAAGCCCGCCTGTTGTTCCTAGTCCTGGTCGGTCGCGCTGGCGAATGGGTGAGCCGCGGCGAGCTGATCCATATCTTTTGGGGCTGGCGTCTCGACGGCGGTCCCGAGGATGTGGTCGCCTGCCTGCAACAGGTTGTGCTCGAAGCCCGCGCCGTGGCCGCCCTGTTCGGGTTCGCCATCGAGGCCGGTCATGGCCGCGGCTACACCGCGAGGCGAGCGCTTGTCGACGCCGCTTGATCCGCGCGAGGACGCGATCCGCCAGCTGCTGCTGGACCCGGTGCTCGCCCATGACGTGTTCTTCGAGGACCGCCATGAGCACAAGTCGCCCAAGTTCCATCAGGAAATGCTGCGTGACTGGCACTCGGAAACGGCGCGCATCCTGACCATCGCCTTCCGTGGCTCCGCCAAGTCGACCAGAGCCGAGGAAGCGATCTGCATCGAGGCCGCCGCTTTGCGGACAATGAACTGCGTCGTCATCGGCGAAAGCGAGACCCGCGCCGCCGAGCGCCTGGCCACCGTCAAGCATGTGTTCGAGACCAACGACGCGCTGCAAAACCTGTTCGACGTTGGGCCGGGCGACACCTGGACCGACACCCGCTGCACGCTGTCGAACGGCGTCATGCTGCAAGCCTATGGCCGCGAGCAGAGCCTGCGCGGCGTCAAGCACCTGGACCGTCGGCCCGACCTGATCTTCATCGATGACCTGGAGGATGAGGAAAGTGTCAAGACGCCGCAGCAGCGCGCCAAGACGCGGTCGTGGCTGACCCGCACCGTCTTGCCGGCGCTGGAGCCCGGCGGGCGGATCCGCATGGCCGCTACGCCGCTTCACCCCGAAGCCCTGGCGATGACCTTGAAGCGCGCCAAGGGATCGTGGCTGACGCGCGTCTACCCGGCGATGTACAAGGGCGCGGACGGCGAGTGGATCGCCACCTGGCCGGACCGCTTCCCGGTCGACCAGCTCCTGGCCAAGTGGGCGGAAATGACCGAGATCGGCGAGAGCGAGGCGTTCGTGCAGGAATACCTCTGCGAGGCGGTCGACCCGAGCGTCATGGTCTTTTCCGAGGACATGATGCGTGTCGTGCCGCGCCAGCGGTCGTGGCACCCGGTCTACGCCGTCTACGATCCGGCCCGCACCAAGAGCGAGCACAGCGCCACGACCGGTAAGGTGGTCGCCTCGTGGATCGGCGCGCGGTTGGTGGTCTGGGACGCTTCGGCCAAAAAGATGCTGCCGGACGAGATCGTCGCCGATATCTTTGAGGTCGACCGGACCTACAACCCGGTGGCGATCGGGTTCGAGGAAGACGGGTTGAATGAATGGGCGCTGCAACCCATACGAGCGCGTCAGGTCGAGACCGGTCAGATCGTACCATTGAGACCGCTCAAAGCGCCGAGGGGCAAGCTCGACTTCATCCGCGGGCTGCAACCCTACTTCAAGGCCGGCGAGGTCGAGTTCGCGCAGGATCTGCCCGAGCTGCGCAACCAGCTGCTCGGCTTCCCGACCGGCTATATCGACGCGCCGAACGCGCTGGCCTACATGCTCAGGCTCAAGCTTGGCGTGCCGGTCTACGACAATTTCCGCGACGAGCTGATCGTCGAGACGGTCGCCGTCAATCCGCGCGCGCCGCTGTGGCTCTGCCTCGGGTCGAACGGGGCGGCGGTGACGGCGCAGCTCGCCCAGATGGCGCAGGGGCAATTGAGCGTCATCGCGGACTGGCTGGCCGAGGGCGATCCAGGGTCCGTATTGCGCGACGTCGTCGAGGAAGCTAGGCTGACGGCGCTGAGCAGTAAGGGCGGGACGCGCGCAGGGGCGGGGGCCGGGTTAAGCGGATCGCCTGGCCTCCGTCTTGTCGTCCCCCGCGCCACCTACGACTCCTACCAGTCAATCGGGCTCGGCTTGGCGGCTCGGAAGCTCCAGCGCGACGTCACCCGCGGCGGCGACCCGATGGCCGGGCGCGAAGAGATCCGGGCGCTGATGCGGCGCTCCGCCCATGGCGCGCCGGCTCTGCGGATCAGCAAGGACGCCCGCTGGACGCTCAGGGCGCTGGCCGGCGGCTTCGCTCGCGACGCCGACAAGGCCGATCCGCAGAACAACGCCTACTCGGTGCTGATGGAGGGTCTGGAGAGCTTCGCGGCGCTGCTGCGCGGCGGGGCGGGCGACAGTGACACCGAGACGCAATATGCTTATACTGCTGACGGCCGCCGATATATTTCGGCTCTGGCGACGCGCAGGGGTTGACCGTCATGTCGGACATGCTTTGGGCGAAGATCGAGGAAATGGGGCAGCGCCTCCAGAAGATCGAGGACGCGCTGGAGATCCTGGGCGCATGGGCGCAGGCGGAAGCCGCCAAGGCCGAGCGCGAGGCTGAGCACCAGGCGGCGCTCGCCAAGCAGGCGGCCGAGCCCGCCAGCGAGCCCAACAAGCCAAGCGAGACCTGAACCATGAAGCGCATCCTGGCGGGCCTGCTGCTGCTGCTGGCGCTGGCCGCCAGTGGAGCGCAGGCGCAAAACAAGACGACGCCCGACAACATCTCTGGCGGCGTCTACAACCAGATTTTGCCCACGCTGTCGAACCTGCAACCAGGGGTGTTGCAGGTGGATCAGAACGGTCGGTTGATTATCGACCTCGGCGCGGGTTCGATCAGCAACACAACGTTCGGGGCGTCTCAGAACGGCAACTGGAACGTCGGCGGCTACGACTCCGGCACGTCTCCTGTTCAATCTGCAACACCCGCCAATGCCTCGCACACCGCGGGGCAATCAGTTGGCGGTCTGTTCTCGATCCCGCTCGCCCGAACGAATGGCGGTTCTGGCCTTCTCACTCAGATCAACATCACCTCAGTCGCAGGCGACACGCCGACGCTTCAGGTTCGTCTGTGGGATCGCGCGCCGACCAATTCGAACTTCGCCTGCGCTGACAACTCGGCTTACGCGGCGGGCTCGGGCTCGACTGGCGGCACGGTCGGCGCGGATCAAGCGCATCTGCTGACGCCGCCGTTCTCGGTGACGCTCGCCGCGCCGACCTCAGTGACGGGTGACGCCTACACCTACGGCTCATACTCGTTCTCCCCGCCGCTGTCGTTCAAGAACCAAGACGGCACGACAACGAAGAATGTCTACGCCTGCTTGCAGGCCACGACGACCTACACCCCCGGCGTCGGCGCCTATTACGTCGATGCCATCGGCCCGCAGGACTAACCCCATGCGCTCTACCCTCTCCCTCTCCCTTGCTCTTTGTCTCGCCCTGTGGGGCGGGGTGGGAGAGGCGGCTCAAGTGTCGAATGGACGAGCGGCGGCGCTATTCTCTGGAGGCGCACCAATTCTTCTCCCGTGTGATGCTGCGGCTAAGGCTGGGACGCCGTGTGTCGCCGCTCACGGAATCGCGAGGAGGTTATTTCATAGTTACATTGGCGCTCTTTTTCAGATAACGCGCGCGTCTGATAGCGCTACGCTGAATATATTTCCGAATTCAGACAACTCCGCAAATATTGCCCCAACGGCAGCCTTCTGCGCGGCAACAAAATGCAATATCACGACGATATATGATGAGGCAAACTCGGGGACGCCAAATAACAATCTAACCAGCGCCGTCAACAATAATCAGTTGATGCTGACGATCACTTACGGCGGCCACGTAGTGCCGGTTTTTGATAAAGTGTATGGGGTGTTTCGCAACAGAGCCAGCACGACCAACATCCCGACAGGAAATTCCTCAATCACTGAATACGCGGTGGTTGATAACGGGGCAAACTCTGCTTGTTGCGGTTTTTACGGAAACGTCGAGACGACCGTGGCTGATACGGGTAACGGGCACATGTTTGAATTGGCCTATGTATCGACCGGAACTTCTGTCGGGATCGGTCCTGGCCCTTGGGTTGGAGTTGATTGGGAGAACGGAACTTACCTATACGGCCCGACGCAGACTGCTTACGAATTCTCAATTGTGGCAAAATACGATAGCGCAGCCACGACTTGGACCTTGGAAAGTGGGGACGCAAAATCGTCCGCACTGGCTATTCTCAATTCTTCCGCGCCGCCGGCAGAAGAGTCCGCCGCGTTCGAAGGCGGCTTGTCGTTGGGGGAGGGCGGCGACGGGTCGCCGTCGCCGACTCATTTTCTCGAAGGTGCGGTTATTGCCGCACCGACAAGCTATTCAACCGATGTTGCGATACAGAGAAGCATAAGCGCTTTTTATGGCGGTTCGCCGACAGCCGTTCCCGTTCCAAGCGTGACGGTTCCGAGCGGTCTGATCGGGCGTTGGGCCGTCGACGGCTACGGCGTCAGTGGGGCAGGAATCGTATATGATCAATCTGGCTCTGGTTTCCATGCGCCGATGCTGGGATTGTCTCCATCGGCAATCGTAACCGGCAAAGTCCTTACTGGATTGGCGATCGACAAGAATGGGTTTGCCAATGCCGGTTCGATGAATCGTCTATCATTAATGGCGTCATTCAGCGTCACGGGTTGGTACCGATACGACAGCACCCCCACAGTTGGTTACGAGGCGATTGTATCGAAGGACACGGTGACCAGCTATGGCTGGTTCATCGGTGATAACAATAAAACTAGACAATTAGCTCTTATGTCGCCAGGATCAATCTTAGAGGTTTGCTCAACCGCAGATGCTGTTGGAGCATGGCATTTTGCCAGCTTAACGGTTGATGGAAGCAATAACTGGACCTTGTATCGAGATGGAGTGTCTTGTGGGGTTGTCCAGCCAGCAAGCTTGATCGGAAACCCATTGGCAAATCTTATGCTTGGCGCAGATACAAGTAATTTCGCGGCAACGTTTCCTGGCACCATCAATGACATAAGAATATACAACCGTTCTCTATCATCTACGGAAGTGAATGCGATCTATACGGCGGGGCAAGGGGGCAATCCTTAGCCGAATGCGACCATTTTCATCTTCCCGCGCCCCGCTGATCTCCTGACCCCGAAAGTCCGCCATGACCGACGCGCTTCCGGCGCGGGGCGCGTTGGTAAAGGAGCGGCATGTGATTTTGACCGATGATCACGGCGGCCTTCTCTCCGCCTATGCCGCCAAGTTCACGGCGTGCCTCTTGGCGAAATGCCATGTCGTCGTCGCTGGCCTGTGCGCCTCGGCTTGCACGCTGGCGCTGGGTTTGCCGCCTGATCGGGTCTGCGCAACGGACGAAGCTGAGCTTCAGTTCCATGCCGCGTCTGATGGGCCGTCCGGCTCTTACACCGCGTTGCTGTTCGCGGCTTACCCGCCGGCGCTGCGAGCGCGGCTCGGCCGGTTGACGGACGCGATCGTCACCATCCGCGCCCCGGAGCTCTGGCGCTACGTGAGGCAGTGCTGACATGGCTGATTACGTCATCCAAGCCCCGGACGCCGCGACCTTGCAAGCCTTGGCGCAGAGCATGGGCTTCTGGAACGCAGCGAACGGCGCGTTCGTCACGCAGGGACCGCTGCCCGGCGACCCGAACCCGCAGGCGAGCTACTTCCTCAACGTCGTCGGCGCGGTTCCCGGCCAGAGCGGCTATTGGGCGCGGCTCCGGATCAACGGGCTCAACCCCTTCGCTTCTGGTGCGCTCGCCGTGCCGCCCGGCCTGACGATCTATCCGCCGACCGGCGACCCGTCGCAGCCGGCCGACTACGTCCAACCGGCGATCGGCGAGATCGCATGATCTGGCTCGTGACCCTCTGGCTCGCTTGCCTCTGGGTGTTTCTCGATGCAATCGAGCGCGCCCCGCTGATCGACTGAATCTGCCGAAAGAATTGTCATGCCCGACGCGCTTCCGGCGCGGGGCGCGGGTCGACGAGGGCTGAAAATACAGCTATAACGTGCAGCATGGCCAAGCCGAAAAAGATCCGCAACGACGCTGCCGATCAGGCGCGAGAGACGCCAGAAGCGGTCGCCGACGTCGAGGAAGAGCTGGGGCGCGACGCGCAGCTCTGCCACGATAAGGCGGTGCGCGAGGCGCTGCTCGACATTTACAAGGACATCGAGAAGGGTTGGGAACAGCAGGCGGAGCGTGCCGACAACAATCTCGACTATTGGGAAGCCTACAACTGCACGTTGGGGCAGCGGCAATTCTACCAGGGCAATTCCCAGATCTTTGTGCCGATCATCAATCAGGCGGTCAACGCCCGCAAGACGCGATTCGTCAACCAGCTCTTTCCGCAGAACGGCCGCTATGTTGAAGTGTCGACCGAGGACGGCGGGCTGCCCTATGACGAAATGTCGCTGGTCGAGCACTACATCCGCCAGAACCGCATGCGGACCCGGATCGCGCCCGCGCTGGTGAAAAACGGCGACATCGAGGGCCAGTACACGATCCAGGTGACCTGGGAGACGACGCGGCGCGATGTCATGCACCGAGTGCAGAAGGCGGCCGAGATCGACCAGGGGTTGCAGGCGGAAGGCGTCGACGAGATCGAGGACATCGCCGAGGAAGAGATCGAGAGCGGTCGGCCAGTCGTCCGGATCATTCCCGATTCCGACATCCTGGTGCTGCCGCAGACGGCCGATTCGCTCGACGAGGCGTTGCGCGACGGCGGCTCGGTGACGACGATGTGTCGCTGGTCGCAGGCCAAGATCAGTCGCATGATCGCCGAGGGCGAGATCGACGAGGAAGCCGGCGAAGAGCTGCTGGAGGAATTGAAGGGCGACGGGCGCAGCGAGAAGGTCGACAAGCCGAAGGAAATGGTCGACGCCGCCGGGATCAAGGGCGACGGCCGTGGCAAATGGGCGCTCGTCTACCGAACCTGGACGATGCTGACTGTCGATAAGGAGCGTCGGCTCTACCTCGTCTATTTCGGCGGCAAGGACCGCATCCTGTCGTGCAAGCGCAACCCCTACTGGTCCGACCGGATCGACGTGTTCTCGGCGGCGGCCGACAAGGTCGACGGCGCGTTTAAGGGGATCTCGCGCCTGCAACCGGTTGTGGCGCTACAATATCAAGCCAATGACGCCTGCAACGAGGGCATGGACGCGGCGGCCTATGCGTTGTTGCCGATCATCATGACCGACCCGGAGAAAAACCCCAAAGTCGGTTCGATGGTGATGACGCTGGCGGCGGTGTGGGAGACCAGTCCGAACGACACGCAGTTCGCCAAGTTCCCGCCGCTGTGGAAAGATGCGCTGGAGATCATTGCTTCGACCAAGACCGAGATTTTCCAGGCGCTGAGCGTTAACCCGGCGCAAATTACGCAGGCCAACAACCCGCGCGGCAAGAAGCCCAATCAGGCTGAGATCGCCAACGAGCAGCAGATCGACATCCTGACCACTGCTGACGCGGTGTCGACGCTGGAGGATGAGATCCTGACGCCGATGCTGGCGTTCATGCTAGAGCTTGACCACCAGTACCGCGACAAGGACTTGCGGGTGCGCCAGTACGGCGAGATCGGCATGCGGCAGGAAATGAAGTCGATCCCGCCGATTCGCATGAACAAGGTCTATCAGTTCCGTTGGTACGGCGTCGAGCAGGCGCGCAACGCCCAGCGCATGCAGCAGCAGATCGCCGGGCTGAACGTCATCCGCGGCATCCCGCCACAGCTCTATCCCGGCTACAAGCTCGACCTCGGGCCGGCGCTGGCGCAGCTGTTCGAGGATCTGTTCGGGCCGCGTATCGCGCCGCTGGTGTTCAAGGACCAGCGGCAGGAGTACGCTGTCGACCCGCAAATGGAGAACGAATGGCTGGAGCAGGGTATGTCCACGCCCGTCCACGCGCTCGACAACCACCAGCAACACATGCAAGTTCACGTCCAGGCGCTGAAGGCGACCGGTGATCCGGGTGGCGCGATCCGCGCTCACATGCTGGCGCATATGCAGGCGCTTGAGCAGCAGCAACGGCCGGCGCAGCTCGGGCCGCCGCCTGGCGGTGCGGGACCGCGGGTCGGCGCAACACCGGGCGCGCCGCGCGGCGGGCAACAGCCGCCGGGCGCGATCCACGCTGATCAGATTAAAGACGCGCGTGCCGCGCCGAGGCCGCAGTAAGCACACCCGTAAGGAGTTCTGATCATGCCTGGACTGTCGCCCAACCTGCTCGACGTCATGTGGCCCATGGCGGCGCATAGCCTTGTCGACGGCGTCGCTGCGTCGTCGGAAGTGACCTTCGCCAAGTACGGGTTGATCACGGCGCAGGAGGTTGCCGACTTCATGGCGCAGTGCAGCGAGGAAACCGGCGGCGGCACGGCGATCGAGGAAAACTTGAACTATTCCGCTGCTCGGTTGTGCCAGGTCTGGCCGACCCGGTTCTCGTCGCTCGCCGCGGCTGCGCCGTTCGCCCACAACCCTAGGATGCTGGCCGACAACGTCTACGGCGGGCGCTACGGCAACCGGCCGGGGACCGACGACGGCTGGAACTTCCGCGGTCGCGGGTTGATCCAGATCACATTCCGGTCGTGGTACGAGAAGATCGGCGTCGAGGTCAGCCTCGATCTGGCGGGCAATCCAGGTCTCGTCAACGATCCGGGCAACATCTTGGCGGTGGCGGCGGCTTTTTGGCGTCTTGACGGCGTCAATGCGTTCGCCGACAAAGGCGACTTCAGGGGCGAGACGCTACGTGTAAACGGCGGCTTGACCAACTACCAGTTGCGCCTGCAATGGCGGGCGCGGTGGCGGCAGGCGCTCGGCCTGCCGAAGTAGTGGAGGTCTGCATGGACTGGTCAAAGGTCAACACGACGAACATCAAGGCTGCGGCGAACGTCGCGATCGCCATCGCAGCACTGTTCCTGTCGGGCGCGATCAGCTTTCCGCCCGGAACGTCCGAGGCGACGCAGCACACAATCCTCGCCTGGGATTCCTGGATTCTGGCGGTTGTCGCGGCGCTGAACGGCATTCTGCACTTCGTGCCGGACTTCACGGTCCCGACCGCGAGAATCGCGCCGCCGATCGTCAAGACGCTCATCGTCGGGTTCCTGCTAACCGGCGCGCTGACGCTTGGTGCGCCGCAGGCTCGTGCCGCCTCGGTGCCGGTGACGACTTCGCCGACGCTGCCGAATCCATTCGCGACGCTGTTCAACTCGGTCAAGACTTTTACTGTGGCGGATCTTCAGGCGGCGCTTGACGACGCCAATGCGCAAAGTCCGCCTGACACGCGTCACGCCGCCTGCTGGCAGGCGCTAATCCCGATCGCGCAGGCGAACCTTACCAATCCGCTTCCGGCTGGTGTCGGCGCGGCGCAGGCGATCCAGAAGGTATTCGATGATTCGAAGATTTTTGGATCGCAGCCGTGGAAAGACGCCGTGGCGCAAGCGTGCGCGCTGACCGAGCTTGATCTTCAGACGACCTTGAACGTGCTGCTGCTGAAGGTCGGGGTATCGGCGGTGACGTTACCGAAGCTGTGAGGACATGATGAGCGTCACGCTTCGCTTTGTCTCATCCGGGGACATGATTTCGCGCATCATCCGGGGAGCTGAACTTGGGTTCCCCTATCAGCACGTCGAGGCCAAGATGCCCGACGGGACGTTGCTCGGGGCGCACCTTGACGGCGGCGTGCAGGCTCGCGCTGCCGACTACGACAAAAGCTATGCCTACGACCTCTACGTCGAGGTTCCGTGCAGCGCCGATCAGGCCGCGGCGTTCGAAGCGTTCCTGCGGTCGCAGGTCGGGAAGCCTTACGACCTGGAAGCTATTGCCGAGATGGCCGATGGCTTCGTCACCGGCGAAGTGCCTAACTGGCCGAGCAAACCGTCATGGATTTGCTCGGCGCTCCAGACTGCTGCGCTGTTGACGGCGGGGATCATCAAGGGCGCGCCGGCGACGGTGCGCTTGGCGACGCCGCGCGATGTGCTGGTCGCTTGTGCAGTGCTGACGCCGATCGGGAAGTTTTCGACGTGACTGCGCCGGTCGACAACCATTCTGACGGCGTTCTGTCGTTCGCGACCTATTGGGGCGTTGTCGAGTGGTTGTTGACCGGGCTGATTTCCGCCGTGATCGGCATATCGACGTTCGCCTGGCGACAGGCGACCGAAGTGAGGACGCTCAAGGTGCGTATGGACACAGTCGAGAGCTGGCAGACCGACCACAACGAAGAGACACATGAGCGGGTGCGGGAGATCAACGGCAAGATCGAGGCGATCCGCGAGGGGCTTCCCGACAAGCAATTCATTATCGAGCGGATCAACCAGCTGTCCGACCGTATTGACCGCTTGATCGACGCCAAGTTGGCGCGCTGAAAAGTTGACGTTTTCGGCTTATGCACGTATAGATGGCGGGTATCGAGTTGCGCCCGTAAGGCGCTACAATCGATTGGCGACCGTTAGCCGCTGGACGAGTTGCGACCGTTAGCCGCAGGGGAGAAGCAAATGCCTGGTCCGCGAGTGCCGAACGATGAAGAGAACTTCGAAATCCCGGAAGATGGCGAGCAGCACGGCGAGGAAGGCTCCGATGCCGGACAGCTCGACGACGAAGGCGGGGATGAGGCCGAAGATCGGCCGCAGCCCGAAGGTGAAGAGGCCGAAGAAGGGCCGGTAGACGAAAAGCCGCAGCGCCAAGAGGGGCGCGCTGATCGGCGGTTTCAGAAGCTGTCCAATAGCCTGAAGCAGGCGAACGAGCGGGCGGCGCGGGTCGAACAGGAATTGGCGGCGTTGCGCGCCGAGCGCGCCAGGCCGCAGCAGACGCAGGAGACACCGGAGCAGGAACGCGCTCGCATCGCCCTGATGACGCAGGAAGAGCGGGTCACGTATCTGCTGGAGAAGTCGGCGAAGCAGAATGAGCAGGCGATCAGGCAGGTTCAGTTCGCCGCCGCTGACCAATCGGATCGCGCCGCCTACCAAGCCAAGGCGGCCTACGATCCGCGGTTTCGCAAGTTCGAGGGCGAAGTCGAAAGTCGCCTGGCGGACTTGCGCAGACAGGGCGGCAATGCCAATCGCGAGGTTGTGCTGGCCTACCTGATCGGGGAGAAGGTTCTTGGAGCGCAACCGAAGGTTGATGACGCCAGACGGCAAGGCCAGCAGCGCATTCAGCGCCAGCAGGCCCGCGCCACGTCCGGTCGATCCGACCTTCCGGCCAACCGCGCTCGGGCCGGCGCTGGCAACAGCCTGGCGGACATCGAACGCCGGCTAGACGGCGTTCCGTTGTGAGGACTCGGCGGGCGGTCCGTCGAGCAATGGGGTGAGCGGACATGCCCGTTAATCAGTCGTCGTCCTTCCAATCGGACGTTGAAGCCTATATCGCGCAGTCGACTCTGCCGCTTGCTCGGCGTCGGCTGGTCGTCTACCAGTTCGGCGATCCTCTGGAGTTGCCGAAGGGTCGCGGGATCACCTACCAGGCGGCGCGCTGGAATCGCGTGCCGCTGCCGTCCGCGCCGCTGTCGGAAGGCGTGCCGCCGAACGGCCAAAACATGACCGTGACGATGGTCAGCGCCAACGCGATCCAGTGGGGCGACAAGATCACCCTGACCGACGTCGCCGAGCTGACGATCAAGCACCCGATGTTCAAGATCGCCAAGGAACTCTGCGCACTGGCGGTCGCTGAGACCTTGGAGCGCAACACTTTCAACAACCTCAACGGCGGCACGCAGATCAACTACGTCAACTCGCGCGGCGCGCGCGCTTCGCTGGTTGCCGGCGACGTGCTCAACCTGCATGAGATCAACCGCATGTATGCGGCCCTGGAGACCCTGGGCGCGCCGCGGTTTATGGGCGACGAGCAGACCGACATGAAGATCGAAGCTGAGGCTGGCGGCTCGCGCGCTTCTGACAATCCGCGCGGCTTGCCGCACTACACGGCGGTCGTCCACACTTTGGCGGTGCAGGACATCCGCGAGAATTCGACCTTCGTCACCGCGTCGGCCTACTCGGACATCAACAAGCTCTACAACGCCGAGATCGGCACCCTGGGCGGCGTGCGGTTCTGCTCGTCGAACATGATCCCGACCTGGACCGGCTATGCGGCGGTGCAGGGTACGGCCGGCACTGCCGGCTCGCTGGCGACCGGCAACTACTACATCATCGTCACCGGTTCGGACACGCAGAACCAGTACGAGTCCTACGTCGCGCAGGTATCGAACCTGATCGCGGTTACCGGCCCGAACGGCTCGATCTCGGTGACTACGCCGAACGTCTCGGGATACTCGTTCAACGTCTACATCGGCCTGACCAACTCGCCGGCCAATCTGGCGCTGAGCGCGTCCGGTCCGACGACCGGACCGATGCAGGGTCAGGCGACGCAGCTGCCGGGCAACACGACGGTCATCCTGACCGGCACGGGCGTCGCCCAGACGCCGCCGGCCGCGCCGGCAACCGGCGTCACCGTCTACCCGACCTACGTGTTCGGGCGCGGCGCTTATGGGCAGGTGATGCTCGACGACATCAAGTACACCTACCTCGCGACGGCTGATAAGAGCGACCCGCTCAACCAGCTGCGCGTTGTTGGGTGGAAGGTTATGTACGGGACGATTCTGCTCAACCAGCTGTTCTTCGGTCGCATCGAGTCGACGTCGGCCTTCGCCGCGACCTTCGGCTGACGCGGGAGCTTCTGATCTGAAGGCGCAGGGGTGCTCCCTGCGCCTTTGAACAACGAGGGTAAGGACGATGGCGCTCAAGACGCTTGGCACCAGCGCGACCACGACGCTGCGCGCGCTGGTCATGAACAGCAACCTCACGCCGGCCGACGCCGCGACGTTGCGCGCCAACATCAAGAACGACAAGGTCAACGGCAATCCCGTCTGGCCGGGCGGCTTCGAGTTCCAGGGCGGCCAGGGGCTGCTTTACATTCCCAACCGCGGCGTGCTCCAATGCCTGCCGGGCGATTACATCGCTTACGATCCGAACGGCTGGCCGGTTCTCGTCGCGGCGAACTCGATCGCCGGCAGCGGTTGGTCGCACAGCTAGGAGTGAGTTATGGCGAGAGGGAAGAAAGCGCCGCCGTCCGACGCGACGCAGCGCGAGATCGAAGCGTTGCTGACGCCGGAAGAGCGCGAGAAGCTCACCGAGCAGGCGCGCGCCAAGATCCAGGCTCGCGACCGGCTCGACGCCGAAGAGGCGTTTTTGGCCGCTGAAATGGAGCGCCTGGACCGCGAGGCGCATCCCGACAAGATCGAGGAAATGCGCGAGATCACGCTCGATCTGGCGCTCTACGCCGACCGCATCATCCTCGACGGCAAGGTCTATTTCCACGGTCAGCGCTACACGGTCACCAAGCCGGTCTACGACGTCATGCGCGAGATCATGGCGCGGACCTACCGGCACGATGACGAGATCCATTCGGGCTCGCCGGGCGACGACTTCTACCGCAAGAGTCGCGCCATGTCCCTCAACATGACGACCGGCGTGGCGACGGCGGCCGGCCAACCGATCAGGTTCTGAAATCGTGACAAGATCCGCAGAGCATCCGCAGGACGTGCCGGCGATCGGCATTTCCATTCAGCATCAGCTCGACCAGGAGCGCAATCTGGTGTTCCAGTGCCATGTCGGCGCTGATGAAAGCGACGCGGCGATCGACAAGCTGGTCGATCGCCTGTTCCGGGCTTCGAACCGCCAGGCGGCGGTGCTCGGCCTGCCGGCTGCGATCAAGGCGCTCGACCGGCTCAAGACGATGGAAAAGCGCATGGCCGAGGACGTCGTGCGCCTCGACGCCGAAGCGCAGGAAGCCCAGCGCCTGGCTGAAGAGCGATACCGCAACGAGGGGCGCAAGGGGCCGATGAAGCCGAGCCCGGCGCAGATCAACGCCCGGCAGAAGAATGAGGCTGACCGCACCAATGCGATGACGACGATCAGCCGGGTCAAGGAAGACATCAAGGCCGCCGAGGAACAGGTCGCCAAGTTCAAGGCGCAGATCGGCGAGCCGGCGGAGAAAGGCGATTAGGCGATGCTGGCCGCGCAGGATCTGATCTCGCAGGCTTGCGCGACCGCCAAATGCCTGTCGTGGACGAAGCAGGCGGGGCTCTTGCTCAACGCAATCCTCGCCGAGCTTTGCCAGGACTATGATCTCGCCGTCTGTCGCACGACGGCGAGCTTCAGTTTCAACAGCGCCACTGGCAATCAGTCGGGTCCGTACGCGCTGCCGGCCAACTGGCTGCGCGCCGATCGCGACGACGTGTTTTACACGATCCTTGGCGTCAAATACGTTATGATCCCGGTCGAGCTGGCCGAGTTCAATGCGCTGGTGCAGCAGGCCGGCCTGAACGCCTACCCCGAAAAGTACGCGGTCGACAACTCGCCGCTGGCGACGCAGGGCGCGCCGTTGATGTACGTCTGGCCGCCGCCGTCCGGGTCGTTCCCAGTGACGATTGTCTACTACGCTCAGCAGGCCGACATTGCCGCGCCCGAGTCGAGCGCGGCGATCCCCTGGTTCCCCAATCAGCTCTATCTGCTGCGCCGGCTGACCGGCGAGCTGATGTTGATGAGCGACGACGACCGCGCCGACAAGTTCCTTGGCGGCGTCGACCGCAGCGGCTTCGAGGGCGCGACCGCGCTGCTTGATCGCTATTTGAAGAAGCAGGGCGACGACCAGGTCGTCAAGACGGTGACGCTCGATAAGCGTCGGTTTGGATTGAACTTTTCTAAATTACCGAATACCAAAGTGATTGGCTGGTGAGCTATGGCGCTGCGCAACACAAGAGCGCGCCGCTTCTCGCCGCAAGGGTTGTCGGACAGCCTCGACGCGACCGACGAGTTCCCCGGCGCGTGCGCCATTCTGCAAAACCTCATCCCCGACCCGACGACGCGCAATATCTGGACGTGTCGCCCGGCGGCGACGTTGGCCACTGACTTCACCGGCTACACGACGCCCGGCGCAGTGTCGGTGTGCAAGGTCATCGGCTCGCTGGTCTATGGGCTGGTCGCCTCGGGGCGAACGGCCAAGCATGACGAGCCGTTCTGCTACAATCTGGCGACGTCGAGCTTTGTCACCGTCAGCGGCATTACTGGCGCGAATGTTCCGTTGACGCAGGCGACGGTCGGCGACTGGATGCCGCCGACGATGGACCTGTGCGGCGTCAATCTGGTCGTCACCCATCCCGGCTTCGACGGGGTGACGAACTTCTTCGGCTGGTTTGACACGACGAACCCCGCCGCGCCGGTTTGGCACGCCGGCAACACCGCGTCGGGTTCGGCGATCACGCTGACGACTGTCCCGTCATGGGTGCGTCAGTTCAACGGCCGGGCGTGGTTTGGGATCAACCCGCTGACGGCGCAGCCTTCGGTCGTTTTCACCGACTCGCTGACGCTCAAGGTGACGAACGCCAACCAGGCGCTGACGTTTGGCGACAATTTGCCGCTAACTTGTGCGATCGGCCTGCCGCTGTCGAATCAGCTCGGCGGCGTCATCCAGGGCTTGCTGGTGTTCAAGGGCGTCGCCAACATCGAGCAGATCACTGGCGACGCGGTGACCAGCAATCTGTCGGTCAACGCGCTCAACGCTGCGACCGGCACCCTGTCGCCGCGGTCGCTGTGCGTCACGCCGCAGGGCGTGGCGTTCCTCGCGCCGGACGGCTTTCGGATCATCGATTACAACGCTCAGGTGTCGAAGCCGCTTGGCGCAGCCGGCAAGGGCGTCAACGTGCCGTTCCTTGGGCCGCTCTACCCGTCGCGGGTCGCCGCCGGCTGCAACGCCTCGGTGCTGCGCGTCAGCGTGCAGAACGCGCATGCGCTGAACACGCCGTGGCAGGAATACTGGTACGACTTGACCCGTGAGGTCTGGTCGGGTCCGCACACGCTGCCGGCGACGATCTACGACACTTACAACTCGGTGTTTGTCATCGCGCCGCAGTCGATCTCGGCGACGCTTTTTAATTCCAAGACGACGCCCGACACGACGACCGGCGTGGTTGAGAACGGCTCGACGCTGAGCTGGCGCTTGCAGACGGCGATGCTCGAAGATAACGAGATCATGGCGCAGTCCGAGTTGGTCGAATTGCAGGTCAAGACGTCGTTGATCGCCGCGGTCGGGTCGATCACCGTGTCGGCGATCAACGAGAACGGTTCAGTCTACAACACGGCGCTTTATGCGTTCAGCGGCGCGCCGACAGTTTGGGGCGGGTTCAATTGGGGCGCGGCGGTCTGGGGTGGCTCGGAAATGGGGCTCTATCCGCGCTACATTTCGTTCGACAAACCGGTTGTCTACAACCGGCTGGCGGTCGACATGCAGGGCGCGAGCGCGCAGGACTTCCGTATCGGTGACATTTTCATGCGCGAGCGCAGGCTCGGCTACACGCAACCGGAGGCGATGTGATGCGCAAATGGCTATTGGCTTTGGGGTTGCTGTGCGCGGCAGCGCCCGTCCATGCGACGATTTGCCCCAGCGTGCCCTACACGTTCAGCAACGGCGCGGTCGCCGACGCGACGCAGGTCAACGCCGACTTCACGACCATCCTGAGCTGCATCAACGCCAACGTCGCCAAGAGCGGGATCAACAGCGACATCACGTCGCTGACGGCGCTGACGACACTGTTCGCCTCGGGGCTCGGCACGTTCGGCTCATTGGCTTTCGCCACGGCAGCTGTCAGCGGCGACATCGTCATGTCGGGTACGGGCCAGTTGCAGTTGCCAGTCGGCACGACAGCGCAGCGTAGCTCATCGCCGGTCGCCGGCATGGTGCGCGTCAACACGACGACCAAAAACCCGGAAGGCTATGGGCTCTACGGCGATACCAGCTGGCAGAACATCGGCGTCCCGTCGCACGCCGTTATGGCGTTCAATTTAGCGAGCTGCCCGACCGGCTGGCAGGCGGCGAATGGATCGAACGGCACCGCCGATATGCGTGGCGTCGTGGCGCGCGGTCTCGACAATGGTCGCGGCCTTGACACGTCGGGGACCGGCCTCGCGGGCTACGAGGCTGACATGCTCCAGGACCATACGCACGGCGCGCCAACCAACGGCAATTACGCCGTGAACAACGGGGCCGGGCTCGGTTCAGGTGGCACGTACTATGCGGGCAGCAACAGCACGACTGGCGGAGTTAATTCAGGCAATCACGGCTACGAGACACGTGTCAAAGCGACGGTGCTGCTCTACTGCGAGAAGCTCTAGCGAAATGCGCGGAAAGCGTGTATTAATCAGCAGTTTTCTGGAGGGTGCGACCATGTCGCGGATGAAACTCGGTGTGCCTTCGTTCATCGCTGCGGCGATGCTTGCAACCGCGGCTCTGGCCGCGCAGGTGCCCTACGTCTCGGGGCCGGTCGATCCCTCCAACCCGGCGGCGATCGTCATTCCGTCGACCGGCGGCACGACCGATGTCATCAACATCCCGGTCATCACGCCGGTTTTGACCGGGCTCGCGGTCTACGGCGCGAACGGTGCAGGGCCGGGCAGCGCCGGGTCGACGACCGCCTCCAAGACGGCGGGACAGGGCTGCACGCTGGTCGGCGCGGGCGGCGGCGCGTCGTTGCTGGTCGGCGCGGACTTCTGACGGGGAGCCTCGACAATGGCGACGATGAAGGCGAACTACGGCGGCGGCAAAAAGGGCGCGCTGCTCAAGGGCCTCAAAACCCGTAGCCCGAGCGTGGACGATGCGAGCAGAAAACCCCGCGGCGGCAGCGTCGACAGCGGCGCGACTCGATCCGAGCCGTCCAAGCAGCCGCCGACCATCGGACCGCGCTCGGCTTAGAGCCAAGTGGGAGCCGCTGGCGCTCATCTATCGAGAGCTGGCGGCTCTGCTGGCGCAGGCGGAGTTCAACACCCCGCCTGGCCAGCCCTTTGAACCTGATTGGGATCGCTATTTCGAGTACGAGCGCGCCGGCATTCTGAAGCTGTGGATCGCGCGCTCGCCCCGCGGCGCTATCGCCGGTTGTGCAGCGGTGCTGATCGTCCATGGCCTACGCTCCGCCTCGACGCTCTTCAGCTTTGGCGACCTGTTCTGGCTGGCTCCAGAATGGCGCGGCGGTCTGCTTGGACTGCGGTTCCTTAGGAGTGTGGAGCAGGCGGTCAGGGATTTGGGTGTGCGAGTCGTGCGGTGGGAGACTGACGACAGCTTCGAGCCGGACGAGCGAGGCCGCAGCCGTGTTGCCGGCTTGCTTGAACGCCTCGGCTATGAGCAGATTGGCACGATCATGCAGAAGGCTCTGACACCATGAGCGGCGGCGGCGCATCCCTCCCTCCCCAACCGGCCAAGGCATACACCTACCAGTATCAGCCGCAGGCCGACACGGGCGCTTACGGCGGCATCACCGGGCTGAACACCAACGTCAACAGCGCCTACAACTCGGGCGCGTCGACGACGGCGGGATCGAACCTGACGACGTCCGCCAACTCGCTGCTGCCCTACATGTCGCAGATTCTGCAAACGTCGTTCGACCCGCAGAGCGCGCTCTACGCCCAGCAGTACCAGCAGAACCAGGATCAGGCGAATGTCGTCAACGCCCAGAACGGCGTCGCCAACACGCCCTACGGCGCGGGTCTGGTCAACCAGTCCGACCAGAATTTCAACCTGAACTGGCAGAACAATCTGCTGTCGCGGATGCTCCAGGGCGCGCAGGGCGCGGGCTCGCTGCTCGGCGCGGCGTCGGGCGGCGCAACCGCTGGCACACAGATTGGCCAGTCGGTGCCGGCCTTCTCCAACCAGCAAGTCCAGCAGCAGATTGCCGACTACCTGGCCTACCTGTCGGGCGGCACGTCGGCTTCGAACGCCGCCAGCAACCAGTGGTCGCAGGAAGCCAACGCGGCGATCCAGAACCAGCAGCTATCGGACAGCGCTTGGGGCGGGCTTGGCAGCGGGCTTGGCGACATTTTTGGCGGCGTGCTCAGCGCATCGTCGAAGCCTTGGTGGATGGGAGCCTGAGCCATGGCGGGCATCGGCGGCCTCGGCGCATTCATCGGCGGCCTCGGGCAGGGCGTCGACCAGTCCTATATCAACGCACTGCGTCAACAGCAGGCTCAGCAGCAGCAATCCCAGACGCAGGGCGATGCGGCGTTCGGCGACGCCCTGGCGCAGCTTTACGGCACGCCCAATGCGCCGCAGGCTCCGCAGCCGGGCAACCCGCTGCAAGGGCTGGCGCAGCTCGGTCGCTCGATGTTCGGCGGCGCGCCGGCCGGACCGACCACCGCGCAACCGCCGCCCTCGCCAATGGGGCCGCTCATGCCCGGCCAGAGCTTCGGACCCGCCGCGCCTCCCACGGCGGCAGGCCCGCAAGCGGCTCCAGCGCCTACACCCCCCGCGGGCGCTGGAGCTGGCCCACAACCGGGCGCGCCCAGTCCGCAAGGCGGCATGCCGCAGCCGGGCTCGCTGACGCTGCCCGATCTGGTGCAGGCGATCCAGCGCGCCAAGCCGGGCATCCGTGGCCAGCAGCTCGCTGCCGCGGTCAATGCGGCGATCCCAATGATGAATGTCCAGGGGTTGCAGCAGTGGCGGCAGCTCCAGGGCGCGCTCGGCCAGCAGCGCGTGTTTCAAGGCCAGGAGCGAGTCGACCAGGGCGCGCAGCGCGTGCAGCAAGGGCAGGAGCGGATTGACCAGAGCAAGGCGAGCTTCGAAGAGCGCAAGCGCGAGTTCGACACCCGCCAGGCGAGCATCAGCCAGCGGTTCGACCGCGACATCGAGCTGAAGCTCCAGCAGCTCCAGTCGACCAAGGACCGGGCGCAGGCGGCGCAGCTGGCGATCGACGTGCGCAAGGCGATCGATGCCAAGCTGTCGGCGCATCGCGAGGCGATCCAGGCCGCCAACGCCTTCGACGACACCGAGAAGCCCAAGCTGGAGGCGCAGGCCAAGGCGGACGCCGAGGACGCGCAGGCGCGACTCGACGCGGCGCTGAAGGCGCAGCGCGACTTCGCCAAACAGAATGCTTCGACCAGCAAGTCGGAAGCGCCGCGCGCCGACGGCTCCAAGGATCAGGCGCGCAGCCCGCAAGGCGACTACAAGCTCGGCGACACGATCGTCGTCGCCGGCAAAACCTACCGCTACAAGGGCGGCGACCCGGACGTTCAGGAGTCGTGGGAAGAGGCCAAGTGAGCGATGGTCGATCTGCCCGCCTGGGCGCAGGACCAGCAGCGCCTGCTGCCCAAATGGGCTCAGGCGCAGGCTAAGCCGCTGCCGAAATGGGCGCAGGCTCAGCCCGCGCCGCTGCACGATCGTCCGCCGTTGCCGCGCGAACAGATCACTGACACTGGCCAGCGAACGGGCGGCATTGCGCCCGCGCCCAAACCCAACGAGCCGACGCTGTCGCAGGGACCGGACGCCGCCTGGTGGACGCTGCGCAACCAGAACCTGCCGGCCGGCGTGCGCGCCCTCGCGGCCGGGGCGGAGGAAGTCAAGAATATGGGCGTCGGGATCCTCGACCGGATCAAGACGTTCATGGACCCGAGCACGCCGGATGACGAGAAGGCGCGCGCGGCGGCCGACCTGACGATGGCGTTCGGGATGCGCGAAGCGCCGGGCGAGCTGGCCGCCGCGCCGAAGAAAGCGCCAGCGGCGCAACCACTGGAAGCGCCGAAGGTCGAACCAAAGCCTGCCGAGGTCGCGCCAGCTGCGCGCAATCCGGAAGGACGGCCGGTGCTGACGCCGAAATGGGCGCAGACTGCGCCAGAGGCAGCGCCGTTGCACGATCGCCCGCCTTTGCCTGCGAAGCCTGAAGCGGCCAAGCCTGCACCGGAAGCGAGCGCAGCGCATGAGGCTGGTCTGAAAGCGGTTGGCGCGGCCGTCACGCCGACCGCCGACATCTTGAAGCAGAACATTGCCGATCTCGAAGCGCGCCTGCCGAAGCCGCCCGGCTTCAAGGAACGCTTGCGCGACGTCGCCAATGTGTTTCGCGAGACTTTCAACCCTGAGAAGATCGACGCCTCCGGCGCGTTCGCAGGTGCAAAAATCCGGCGCTACGAGGGGCGGGCGACGCGCGAAGTCGAGCAGGCCAAACACGACTTCGACCAGTTCCGCCAGGCAGTCGACGCCCAGACGACGCCGGAACAGAAGCTGGCGCTGCTCAAATGGATCCAGAAGCCCGATGTCGCCTCACAGGCGCAAGCTAAGGCGGGCGGCGCATTCATGCCAGGGTCTGACATCGCGCCGCTGTTGACCGCGATCAAGGATCTGATGCTCAAGTATCGGCTCCAGCTGGAGAACATGCCCAAGACGGCGCAAATGGCGTTCAAGGACGACTATCTGCGCCAGGTGTGGAAGGATCCCGGCGCTGCGCTGGAGCACCTGAAGTCCATGCCGGCGAAGCAGGGATCGAATTTTTTCACCAAGCGCACGGTGTTCGAGGACTATGAGGAAGGCATCCGCGCCGGCTACGTGCCCGAGACCATGGATCCGATCGAGCTGTCGCTGCGCTACGCCGAGAACGCCAGCCGCTACATCGCCCTCAACCATGTGCTCGACGACGCGACCGAGGCCGGGCATGTCGTCTGGCGCGCGCCCGAGCATGCGCCCAACGGATGGGTGAAGCTCGAAGGGCGCGCTGGCAGCTATCACGGCGGGCCGGGGCAGGACGCCTACGCGCCGCCGGGCTTCGCCGCGGTCTACAACAACTTTGTCTCGCAAGCGCCGAAGCGCGGCGGAACGCTGCTCGGCTGGCTGCAACGCGCTTCCAACCTGTCGACCGCCTTCAAGCTCTCGCTGTCGTGGTTCCACGGCGGGCTGGAGACGCAGGAAGGCATGACCAGCGCCATCGCCAACGCGATCGACAAGCTGACCGGCGGCGACGTGGCCGGCGCGCTCGAGACGGCGGCCGGCGCGCCGCTCGCGCCGATCAGGAGCGTCGCCCGCGGGCGCGAAATGCAGAAGGTCTACCTCGGCCAAATGGTCGGCGCGCCGCGCACCGAGCGGATCGTCGACGCGCTGACCGACGCCAACTTCAACATCGCTGGCCGCGGCCGCACCGCCGACGAGTTCCGCGCCTCGCGGCTCGGCGGTTTCTTCGAGTCGTTCCGGCGCGGGCGGCTCAAGTACGAAGCGCAGCTGCACGCCGAGGACATCAAGGACCATCCGGTCGCTGGCCCGGTGCGGCTGGCTGGCCGCGTGCTCGACACGGCGATGGAGCCGATCTTCCAATATTACGTGCCGCTGCTCAAGAACGGCGCGGCCTACGACATGCTCGACACTTGGCTGAAGGCCAACCCCGAGGCGACCGACGAGGCGCTGGCCGCTCAGGCGCGCAAGGTCGCCAACATGATCGACGACCGCTTCGGCGAAATGAACCACGACAACATCTTCTGGCAGCGCACGACCAAGATGATCGCCCAGAGCATGTTCGTCTCCTACTCCTACACCCTCGGCACGCTGCGGATGGCCAGCGGCGCGGCGGCGGACGTCGCCACCATGGCCTCGCGGCTGAAGAGCGGCGACAAGCTGTGGACATCGCGGATGAGCCAGGCGCTGGCGATCCCGGTGACGGCGATCATGACCAACGCCGTCTACCAGTACCTCAAGACGGGCTCGCTGCCGCAGGATCTCAATCAGGCGGCTTACCCGCTAACTGGCGGGACCGACCCGACAACCGGCAAGCCGGCGCACGCCGTGCTGCCGTCCTACCTGCCCCAGTTCCTGAACTTCTACGACAACCCGACCGGCGAGGCGTCGAACAAGATCAACGCCTTCTGGCACACCCTGTGGCAGGTGGCGAGCAACAGCGACTGGCGCGGCGACCCGGTGATCAACAAGAACCTGCCGCTGCTCCAGCAGTTCGAGCAGCTGATGGGCTATGTCTACCAGGAAGCGGTGTCGCCGATCTATCTCAGCGGCGCGCGCAAAGAGAACACCGCGATCAGCGAGCCTGAGCGATTCTTCGGCGTGCGCGACGCGCCGATGCGCGCCAACGACCCGGCCGCCTACAAGAAGCTCAAGGGCTACGTGACGGCGCGCGACAACGCCCGCAAGGCGCAGCACGACATCAACGCCCAGCGCGTCCAGCATGGCCTGCCGCCGCGCCGCTGGTCGCGCGCCGAGACCAACGCCATGATCCAGAAAGAACTGAACCACTACGGCGGCACGCAATGAAGACCCTGATCGTCGATCCAGCCGGCTCGGGCCTCGACTGGGCCTACCGCGCCAAGGAAGCAGGCCATGCGGTCAAGCTCTTCATTCGCCAGACGCCCAAGACCGAGCACATCGGCCGTGGGTTGGTCGACGTCGTCGAAGAGCTGGATCCCTGGTTGCGCTGGCCGGATCTGATCGTCAACACCGACAACACCCGCTACCTGCGCGATCTCGACATGATGCGCGTTTTGGGCTGGCCGGTGATCTCGGCCTCGCAGGAGTCGGCGAAGTGGGAGCTGGACCGTGACGTCGGCCAAAAAATCCTCAAGAAACACGGCGTCGAGACGCCGCCCGCGAAGGAGTTCAACGACTATGACCAAGCCATCGCCTACGTCAAACGCACTGGCAAGAGACTGGTCAGTAAGCCATCGGGCGATGCTGACAAGGCTCTATCCTATGTGGCGAAGACGCCTGCGGATATGGTCTATATGCTTGAACGCTGGAAGCGGACGGGAAAGCTTAAAGGAGCCTTTATTCTTCAGGACTTCATTCCTGGTATTGAAATGGCTGTGGGAGGCTGGTTTGGTCCACACGGCTTTAACGCCGGATGGTGCGAGAATTTCGAGTTTAAAAAGCTCATGGATGGAGACATGGGCGTGGCCACCGGAGAGCAGGGAACTGTCCTCCGTTACGTGACGCGGTCGAAGCTCGCCAAGCTCGTCTTGTCGCCGCTGACCGAAGCGCTGGCGGCGCTCGACTACTGCGGTTACGTCGACGTCAACTGCATCATTGACGAGAAGGGCCAGCCGTGGCCTCTGGAGTTTACGATGCGGTTCGGCTGGCCTACATTCAATATCCAGCAGGAGTTGCATCCTGGCGATCCGGTTGACTGGCTATGGCAGCTTTCGCAAGGGCGGGACGCCCGCAATACCTGGATGGACAGGGTCGCCATCGGCGTCGTTTTGTCGGTGCCCGACTATCCCTACTCGCACCTGACGAGAAAGGAAGTGGTCGGGTCGCCGATCTATGGGCTGACGCCGCAGCTCCAGCCGCACGTCCACTTCTGCGAGACGATGCTGGGGGAAGCGCCGATCGACCGCAACGGCAAGGTGGAGACGGCGAAACTGCCGGTGACGGCGGGCGACTACGTGCTGGTGATGAGCGCGACGGGGGAGACGGTCTACCAGGCGAAGCAAACCGCCTACCGACGTTTGAAGCACTTGACACTTCCCAACTCCCCGATGCACCGGACGGACATTGGCGACAGGCTCTCAGCGCAGCTGCCCTTGCTACAGAAGCACGGCTTCGCGACGGGGTTGGCGTTTTCGACAAGTCCGCCGCCCTAGAAGCCAACACCGACAAGGCGCTCGAAGTCACTTACGAACTGCTGCACACCGACCACAACGCGCCGCCCGAGTGGAAGGATCGCGCCCGCCTGGCGCAGATCAAGGCCAGCGCGGCGCGGACGATCCTGGCGGCGCAAATCCGTGTCGACGACCAGCGGTTGAAGCGCAAGACGGTCGACTACCTGCCAACGCTACTTAAGCGGATCGACGACGTGCGGCGACGGCAAGCGCAAGAGCAGACGATCGACGGCATCGTCGCGGCGGAGTGATCACTGCGCCGCTCGCAACCGGTCGACCGCCGCAGCGCTGCGCACGTCCTCGCGCGCCTCGCGCATCAGGCCATCGAACCGCGGGTGGTTGGCCGAGAACCCCAGCGCGTATATCTGGCCGCCGCGAATGTCAGAGCCGGCGGTCAACGTCACCAAACGGTTGGCCGCCTTGAGCATGCCGAGCTGCTTCAGCTCGGCCACCAGGTCACTGTAGCCGCCGCCCGTGCGCTCCAGGAACTCGCGCAGGGGTTGGACTGCGATCCAGACGCCATCGCCCTCCAGCTCCATCCGCACCGTCACTTTGCGCCGCGGCGCTTCGCCGATCGGTTGCATGCGCTTGCGCCCTTCCGCCGGTCCCGGCATGGTCAGGGTCTCGTCGAGGCGCTCGTTGAGGAATTGCGCCAGCGCCGGCAGCATCGAGCGCGACGCCTCGCTCGGCTCGCCCAGCCGCTTGCCGGCGAAGTGCTCGACCGCCCAGCGCATGATCCGCTGCGACGAAAACGAGATCAGGCCATAGCGCTCGACGATCGAGGCGGCGACGCCGACCGCCGCCAGCGTGCGCACCCAAAACCGGTGCTCTTTGCGGAAGCCGCCCTTCTGGTAGATCTCATCCATCATCTTCGGCAGGCGCTCGCGCGCATGCGCCAGCACGCCAGGGATCATCAGCGCTTGCAGAAAGGCTTCGCCGGCCCAGCCGGCGTTGCGCTGAAGCAGCTTCTCCATCGCCTCGGCTTCCGACGGCTTGAGCTGGCCGGACGACTCGATCGGCAGCTCCAGGATGCGCATGGCCGGCGCGTCGCCCTCGCCGGTCGACAGGATGGTGTCGACCAGGCTCTTGTTCGACGCCGTGAGCAGCAGGGTCTGCCAGGAGTAGGCATTGTTGACCAGGCCGGTGCCGTTGGACTCGGCGCGGTTTTTGTCGCGACCGCTGGTGAAGGTAACGATCAGCTCGCGGACGACCGATGGATCCTTGCTGGTCAGCTCGTCGAAGATCACCGGCAGATTGCCGAGCTGACCCATCAGAACGGCTTTGGAGACCTTGGTGTCGATCGTGACGATCGACAGCGCGTGCAGGTTGTTCGCCCATACCGTGTAGGCCCCAGCGAGCGACGTCGACTTGCCTGCGCCAGAATGTCGCGTCATCAGGCTGATCACCGCGCCGCCCTCGTCGACGGTCATGAACCGCATCAGCAGCGCCGCAAAACTGGCCAACACGGTGAAACTCATGCCTTCCGAGCCGCTGCCCATCAGCGAGTCGACCGCCTGCTTCCAGCCTTCGAGCGAGCCGCCCGGCGTCGGCTGCAACCACTGCGAGCGGAATTTCAGCTGCTCGCTGATCGCCGAGACCTCGATCCCGGTCGGGGTGTAGAGCCGATCGCCCCACAGGAAGCAGTTGCTGTCGCCCTTCCATCCGAACTGCTCGTACTGCATCCCTGATCTCCGCCGTTTGTGCAGCGCGTCGACCGCGTCGCGCACGAAGGCTTGAAACCGCGTCGGGTCGTGGACGATGATCCCGAGATCGGCCAACGTGGTGGTGGTCTCGCGGCCATGCAACTGCGCCGCCTTCAGCGTCACTTCGCGCCAGCCGGCGTGCGGCTTATAGTGCCGCAGGCGGTAGTAGTTGCGGTCGCCGTTCAACTCTCCGGTGTGGACTGAGGCGATCTGCACCGGAAAGCTGGTCAACTTGACCAGCACTTCGTGCTTTTTCAGATCCTCGCTGACGTAGACCAACTCGCCGCCGCGGTACTGCCATTCGCTATGGCCGTCGACTGCGTCGCCATCGGTCAGATCGATGGTTGTGGGCGCTGGCGGGCTTGCCGGCGATGGCGTGGGCTTGGCTGCCGCATGCTCGCCGCGGGCGGCGTCGAGCGGCGTCCCCTGGCCATAGCGGCAGCCCTGGCAGCGCTGTCCGTCGAGATCCTTGAACTTCGCGCACGTCGTTGGTCCAGAAAGAGAGCGAAGGCGCGCCAGGCGAGCGTCAGTTTCGCCAGCGCTGTAAGTCGGGTGGCCGGCTGACCAGGCGTGAGCAATGCTGTCCCCTCCAGCGCAGAACGCCAGCACGCCGAGGCCGGCGTACCACAGCGGTTCGGGAATGCGCCCCTGCTCGGCGGCGAAGCGCGACAATTGCGCGCAGCCGTGGCAAAGCGCCGCAAAGTCGATCGGTTCGGGCGCAGTGACGTTGGCGAGTTTGTCGCTCAGCCGACGAACTGGCTCAGTTCGACCAGCACGATGAGGAAGAGAATGGCCAGTAGCAATAACGCCAGGGCGTATGGAAAGTCGTTCATTCAACTGCTCCAGGGTCAGCTTAGGCGGGATGGGACCGCAGATCACCGGCAGCGGCGTCTCGCCCTTGCGGTGCAGCGTGCCGGGTGGTCGCAGGATCGACGCCGCGTCGGCGGTGCGCTCAGGCCCGGCGTGTAGCCCGCGCTCGACGCACAGCGCCTTGAGCCGGTCGGCGTAGGGTTGCCACTGATCGCGGGTTAGAGCGCTAGCGAGAGGAAAATAGACGTGTAGACCGCGACCAGAGCCGACAACAAGAGGATGAGCGCCCAAAGCAGCGGCGAACTCGCGGACCGCGATGATGGCCTGCTCTTGGTCAGCGTATGGTTTTTCGGGTCCAGCGTCCACGTCCAGCCACAGTGCGGACAGCGCACGGACGGATCCTTGGGTTCGTCGGGTTGTCGAGTAAGCAGCGCACCCGTGGTAAACTGCGCCATGAGTCCCCTCCAGCGTTCGGTCGAGCGTCAGCAGGCCATCGGCCAGCGCCTCGACCGTGTCGTAGAAATATTGACGGCGGACGTTGCGCGCTTGGTCAATGACGACCGCGCAAAACTTCCCCTGCGCGGGCAGAATGGCGCGCAGAAAGTCGAGCGTTGTCGGCATTGCTAAACGCCGCCCGGATGTAACTTGGCCGGTCGTTCTTGGGGATCTCGTACGGGACGGGCAGAGCCTTGGTGTGCCCCAGAAGCTTGAGCCGGCGGGCGCATTCGTCGAGCACCTTTCCACTGCGCGGTTGACGCTCGCGCATGAGCCAGGAACGCACGGTCGGCACCGGGCGGGCGAGCCAGACGGCGAGATCGCTCGCCGTCAAGCCCAGCCGCTTCGACGCCTTCACAAGGTCGCGAACGAAGATCTCAGGCGACACGGATTATCCCCCGCCGAACTTGCCGAACGCCTTGTCGAGCGCCGCCTGAAGGCCGGCCGGCGGCGGAGGCGGACTGCCCTGTACGCCGAAGGCCGCGGGCGCAGGCGCAGCGGCTGGCTCGGCTGTCCCCGGCGCAAGGAACGTGGTCGGCGGCACCGGACCGGCGGCGACGACCGTTTCGCCCGCCTGCACCGCGCCGGCCGGCTGTCGGCCACGGCGACGCGCCGGAGCGGCGGCGGGCGCAGACGTCTGCGCGGCGGCTGTCGCCTGCATCGCCTTGAGCTGCTCCTGGAGCGCGGCGATCTGCTTCTCGGCGGCGGTCGGTTCTGCGGCCGGCGGCGGCGCTTGCGGGCTCTCGATACCGAACCCTGCTCCCAGCGCAGGCGACACCGCGGCTGGCCTCGGCGCGCCGAAGCTCGGTCCCGGCGCGGGCGGTGCGGGCGGCGGCGACAGCTGCGCAGCGGGCGCATGCGCAGGAGGCGGCAGCGCGCCCTGGCGCGGCCGGTCGCGCTCGCCAGTCACGATTGCCGGCTCGTCCGATTCAATGATCTTGTCGAGCGACGGCAGCAGCGCCTCGGGCACGAAGTCGACCGGCTCGAAGCTCAGCGTCTTGCTCTCCAGCTTGATCCGGGTGATGACCTCGGTCGCCTCGGTCTGGTCGAGGTTCTGAAGATGGGCGATGTAGTTGCGCCACGGCTTGAGGCTAGCCGGCGGGATCTGGAGCAGGAACACCGTGTCGCCCGCGCCGGCCACCAGCACCGCGATTTTCTTGACCGTGGCGCAGGCTTGCACCTTCGAGCCCATCGCCGAGATCTTGGAGCCCCACACGTTCTGAGGGCAGTTCGCACAGGTCTCGCTCTGCGGTTGCGACGAGCGCTCAGACGGGCCGACGCCGTTGTCGGACCAGCAGATCGGCGTGCCGGGGTTGTCCGGATCATAGGTGTCGTAGAGGATCTTGCTGGCGTTGCCGTTGCCGCCGACGACGATCACGTCGAGCGACAGCGACGGCTGCACGGTCGGGTGCTTGTCGCCGTTAGCCATGTAGAGCGTGAATCGATCGTCTTTGAGCGAGATCCGCGGCGGCTGCGCCACGCCGAGACCGGCGGCGAGCTTGGCCGACAGATCGGCGCGCGGGCCGCGCGCCTGGAGATATGCAGGACGCTGGAGCGTCATGGTTCAAGCCTTCCTGATGTTGCACCGCATGATGATTGTGGTCTCGACGCCGGGCGGCGGCTTACCGGTCGTCTCGACAATGGCTTTGACGGCGTCCTTGGCGACGGCGTTGGTGAAGAGGTCGAAGTTAGCCGACTCGATGACGTAGTCAATCAGCGCCTGGCGGTCGACCAGGCGCGCCTGGAAGAACGGCGACTGGTAGGCGGTGCCGTCGTCGGTCTTGATCTGCTTCTCGCCGCGCTCGATCATAGTCTGGAGCAGGAAATTCTCGCACGCCTCGATCCCCTGGTCGAGCGGCAGCAGCTCTTCGGCGTGGCGCTGCTCCATCGCCTTTTTCATTTCGCGCAGCTTGAGCGCCTGAGCGATGACTTGGGCTGGAGTGTAGCTCATTGCTCCCTCGCGAACTTGAGCACGACGCCTTGCAGGCTCTGGTTGGCGTCGAGGCGTTGGTAGATCTCGCGCTCGGTCGGCGTCGACACCAGCTGGACGATCGTCGTCGCTTTGGTCTGTCCCGGCCGATCAATGCGCTTGTTGGCTTGCAAGTAAAGCTCCGTCTTGTCGATCGGCGAGAACCAAATGATGGTCGTCGCCGCTGTGAGCGTCAGTCCGTGCGCCATAGTCGCCGGGTCGGCGATCAGGATGCGAAGCGGATCATCGGCACGCTGAAACCTGGAGAAGATGACGGCGCGCTCATCCTGCTTCACTTCGCCGTTGACGATGGCGCACGGCCACAGCGGCGACAGCTCCTTATGTAACATGTGTAACACATTTGTCAATGGCGCGAACACAATCACCTTGTCGCGGCATTCCTCGATCGTCTCGCGCAGCACAGTCAGGCGCGGCGCATTGTCGATCGCGTGCGATGCATGGTCGACGTCGTAGACCGCGCCGGACAGAACCTGAAGGATCTTGGTCCGCAGCGCTGCCTCGTTGACCGCATGGACGAGCGAACCGTCTTGCAGCGCCAGCACCGCCTCGTGTTTGAGCTTTTTCAGCGCCGCCTTCTGCGCCGCCGACAGCTCAACGTCGCGCTGCTGCGTCGTGCAGGGCGGCAAATCGACGCAGTCCTCGATCGCGTAGCGGATCGACGGCTGCATCAGCTCGTGCGCCATCTTGGCCGCGCCGGGACGCGGCAACCACTTGAACTGTGTGATTCTCAGCATGACGCGATCGCGATAGTGTGTAAAACTCTCGCCATTGGCGTTGTTGATCAGTTTTGCGAGCCCATAGGCGTCGGTCGGACCGTTCGGCGTCGGCGTGCCGGTCAACAACCACAGGTAGTCCCGGTTGCCGATCAGCAACCGAGCGACGCGGCTGCGGCGGGTCTGGGCGTCGCGGTACGCGCCCGCCTCGTCGACGATCGCCAGCCGGATATCAGTGCGCTTTTCAAGATCGGCGGCCATGCCGTCAAGCGTCGCCTTGCGCCCTGACGGCACGCCGGTCCCGAGCCCGTCGTGGTTGATGATGTAGAAGTCGACGTCCTTGGCCAAGAGCTTGCGGCGCTTGTCGGCGGAGCCGTGGACGACCACCGCCTTGCGCCGGCCGATCAGATTGTCGAAGATCGCCTGCTCCCAGACGGCGCGCAGGATCGACAACGGCGCGACCACCAAGGCGCGAAACGGCGTCGGCGACTGCTGCATCAGATAGTCGGCCGCCCACAGCGCGCTCAGCGTTTTCATCGTTCCCATGTCGTTGAAACAAAAGGCTCTTTTGCGAAGGGCGAGGAAATTGGCAGTCACCCGCTGGTGGATCAGCGGCGTCCACGGCCGCTTGATCGGCCAGTCGTAATCGTCCAGCTCCATCGGCGCAGGCGTGTCGAGCCCGAGCGCAGCGCAGGCTTGCAGGTTGGCGAGCGTCGCCGGCACCGCGACATAGCCGGGCGTCACCTGGCGCGCCTTGTCGGTCGCGGCCAGGATGCGCAGAGGCGTCCCGGTCGCGTAGACGACGCAATCATGCTCGGGCGAGTAGAACATCAGATTCCACTGATGACGCAGTACGCAAACGCCGCTAACGCCACGGCTTGTAGAGCGCCGTTGATCAGTAAGTCGCCCATGTGATACTCGTTCGCCGGTAGCTTTCGATCCAGTGCAATCAGCAGTACAGCCAGAGCAAGTGCTCTCATTTTCCTGCCCTCACGCTAAATTATTCTTATGCGCTAACCATTCCGGGACGGTCAGGGTGCAGAGCCGGCCGCGCTGGCGTGTCCCCTGCACCCATTCGACCTGGCTCTTGGGCAACCAAGTCGTTTGCGCTTTCTCGTCAGTCTTGACCGCGTAAGCGCCGTCCGTCTCGGTCTCGTAGAGGAAGTCGAGGTCGACGACGTATGAGCCGAACTCGTCACGCGCTCTGCTCATAGGTTGAACATCCTTCTCACCGCCGGCAACGCCGGGTCGTTCTCCAGGCAGGCCGCGCCGCCCGCGTGGACGATCTTCGACATCGCCAAAGCCTGTTCGGGCGTCGGCTGGTCGACGCCAGGTCGCTTAGTCTCGATCCCGTAGAACGCGCCGCGCCAGCAGACGAGGAAGTCGACCGTGCGCGCGCCATAGCCAGTCGGCACCGGCATGAACCAATAGGCCCCGATCTCGGTCAGGAGCTTTTTGACCGCGCGCTTGACGTCGGACTCGATCATGCTGCTGGCTTCCCTGGAAACGCCACGACGTTGTTGCTGTCGGTCGCCTCGTAGCCGGTCGGCGGCGACAGCGGCGCTTCCTCAGCCAAGAGGATCGCCTGGATCGCGTGGTACGGCACAAACACGCGCTGGCCGTCGAAATAGTGCTGGTCAGCTTTGACCGCGTGGACCAGCGCCGAGAGGTTGAACTCGGGCGGGATCTCGGTGATCATCATCAGCGGCGCGTGGCCGAGAATGTGCAGAAAGCGTCGCGGTTTCGGCTGTTCGTTCATGGCTTCCTCTTGAGGTGAGGGCAGGCCGGCGCGTCACAATATGAGCAGAGGGGGTTGGGCTGCATCGGCCAATTGTTCTGCTCGGCGCAGGTCTGCGCTTCGGCGAGCGTAGCGCGCGTGCCGGCGAGCGCGCGGTCAGTGTTGGACAGGTCGTAGACTTCGCCAATGCGCCCCTCAACCAGCCAGCCATACGCGCCGGTGATTCGGCGGATCTCGGGATAGTTGGCCTTGACCAGGATCGCCTGGACGAACAGCTCGCGCGGATCCTCCCGCACCTTCCCGGTTTTCCAGTCGATCAGCAGCGCGGAGTCGTCGCGCGCCACCAGCGCGTCGGCGCGCCCGCGCAGCCATGGATCCTCGAAATAGGGCGCAGGTTTGAGGAGCGCGTCGCAGGCGAGCTGAACCTCGGCCCGCGCATTGAGTCGCGCCAGCGGCGCGGCCATCGCCTCCATCGCGGCGGTCCAACCGTGCAGGTGGCGCGGATCGCCGGTCAGCCGGTACTCGAACGCCTTGTGGACGTCGCGCCCGCGCTTCAGCTCGGGCGTCTCGACCTTGACCGCGTCGCGGGCGACGTAGCGATGGAACGCCTTCTTGGCGCAGTTGGCGAAGTCGTTGATGAACGAGTAGCTAGCCGGCGGGAGTTTCATTTGCGGCCCCTGTACGCCTGATCGCGAGCTTCAGCAGCCGTGCCGTGGCGCTGCGGCGCTTCCTGTGCAAGCACGCGCTCGCACTGCGCCTTTACCTCCGCCAGGGTGCGGTAGCTGCTGGGTCCCAGCCGGCGAAGCAGCGTCGGGTTCTCGACATCCATGATCCACGGATAGAACCGGTCGTCAGCAAACTCTTCGATTCGCGCCAGCAGCTCGTTCTTGTCGTTGGTCAGGACATGCACGCGATGGTGCTCGTCCTCGCCTTTGCGCTCGCTCCAGATCACGGCTTCTCACCTTTCTGTTCCTTACGCTTCTCGTTCAGCATGATCGCCACCGCTTGCTTGCGGCGCTTGACCTTCGGGCCTTTCTTCGACCCGCTGCGGAGCGTACCGCGCTTGAATTTCTTCAAGACGTTTTTGCTGGGCATCGTTTGCTCCTACCTCTCGTCGTAGTCGCGGTCCATGCGATGCTCACTGACCAGCAGCGCGAGCGCATCGTCTTCGCGGGCTGTCAAGTCATCGAACGCTTCACCCTCTTTACCACCATCGAGCAAAGGCGCGATCCAGTAATCGCCGGGATCGCTCGCGCGGTAGACAACGATGCACTTCTGGCCGCGAAAGTCGTGGAAAAAGTCGTTGTACCCTGGTCTCCAAGTCATGAATAGAACTCTCCCACTTTGCATTCCGCCCCGAGCGGTAGGCCCGGAGCCCAGTCAGGCGTCGCCGCCATGACGCCGATCAGCGCCGCCTTGTGCGGCTCAGGGTCGCCGTCGTCGGGGATCAGGCACCAGACGTCGTCATGCGCCATGCCGACAACCTCGTAGCCGCCCTCGGCGATCCACAGCATCGCCTGGCTGGCGACGACGCGCGACAGGAACTGGATGCAGTTGTGGACGAGCATCGGACCTGTGTTGCCGAGCACAACAAACTGATGGCGCGGTCCGCAGTTCACTAAGTCGTAAACCTGTTCCCGCGTCGGGCCGGAACAAACCACTTCTCTGGAGCCAACCCGTTGGCAATTCTGTAGTGAAGCGTGGTCACTCCAAGACCCGAACGCTTCGCTGCTTCCGCAACCGTTATCTCCCCCCACGGCGTGGATATAATCCGGTTCGTTCGGCGGTTGCACGCTTGCGCGAAGGTTGACGCCCAAACGCAATTGCTCTTGGAGTAGCCTAAGCTGTTGTTCTTTCGCTCCAGCGATAAACCCATCTGGTAGGTTGTACCCATGTCCCTCCAGAAATTCTCGAAGCTCTGCTTCCACTGCGGGCACACCTTGATCCCACGACCGCCGTAGTTCATCCATGCGCGATGGGTAGGGTTTAGACACCGCGCCAGCATTGACCTGTACACAGCGTATGCAGGGTGCCTCGACATCCCATGCGTCTTTGGCCGCCGCAAAGCCGAGTACTTCTGACAGCCGCATGAACCTTTCCGGTGCAATGCGCTCGAATCGCACATGATCTCGTTGCCGCAATCGCAGCGCAGCAACCATATCCGCTTCTGACCAGTCGAGCCCACGTCCCGTATAGCCGTCAGGGATCCGAACTTTTGGCCGCTGAAATCCACCCGCTTGTGCTGCCCGTAGCCAACCATTGCATCCTGCCACCAAGTGGTCCGCGGTCATTCCGACGCCGTCAATGTTTCCGACCGGCTGGCAACCGCGGTGTGCAACGCGAAAGAACTCAACGAACTCAACGCCGTCCCAAACCAGCTCATCTTCGCGCAAATCCGCAATAGCGCACCACCCATCTACGGTCAACACTTTTGTATCGCCAGTTAAACAGTTTTCGACCAGCTTGCCGCCGTACATCTTTTGCCATCCATCGCGGGTCTTGAGCCGCCAGAACCGGTCACCGGTTTCCTTGTCGGCGTGCCAATTGAGCGTCGAATAGTCGAGCCAGACGCCGTTGGGGTGGTAGAGCCGTCCCTTCGAGCCGTGCAATATCCCCCATTCAAACTCGATCCCGGCCGCCAGCTTGGATAGCACGTTGGTCGCTTCGTCCCATAGCGCCACTACCTGCTTGTGAGTGCCGCGATAGACGTTGCGCGCTCGCACGCCTTCCTCAAGCGTCAGAATAACCTTGGGACCGTATTGGCCACGCGCCGCGGTGCGGACGATTGTCTCAGCGCCGGCCCCGTAACCGCAGCTCAATTCAAGCTGCTTGCCGACGCCACGCTCGGCCTTGTCGGCTTTGGTGATCGGCCGCCGATAGAACTCGCTGGCGACGCCGACGTAGGGATCCTCGCCGCGCCGGAACCGGTCGACGACGTCCTTCTGGCCGGCGAACCAGTTCAACAGCCGGCATTCGCCCTGGCTTTGGTCGACGGCCGCAAAAAGCTTGCCCTGAGGCGCTCGCAAGCCGCGTCGGAGATCAGACCCTCGACGGAGATTTTGAGCGTTAATTTTGTCACCGCCGCCCCATCGTCGAGTATGGGCCGCGCAATATGAGAGGTAAATGCATAGAGGTCCACGTCGAGACATTGCAGCAAGTCGACCAGCTCTTGTCTCGTCAATTGTGCTTCTAACTTCTGTTCGCGCAAGCGCGAGATCACTGATCCGCTCATCGGGATGCTCCAGCAGTTCCTGCATGAATTTGTCAGTCTTGGCGATGGCCGGGATCGGCCCGTTCGCCCCTTCCTTGTAGACAACCTTAACGCCTTCGGCTTCGAGCAGGGCGACGAACTTGTTGGGGCTCATCAACTCTTTCTCGCCGACGCCCAGCTCGTAAAGCCGTTCGTTCTTGTGCAGCGCCTCGTCGTCGCGCACCTTGTCGAGCAGCGCCGTGTCGCCGACCAGCTTGGGTTCGGTGAACATGCGGACCGTCAGGTCGATCACCTTCAACTCTTCACGCGGGAAGCCGGCCTTCATGAACCGTTCGAACAGATTCCACGTCAGCTCCAGATCGTGCAGGCAGCCGTCGATCACCTGGCGCTGCGTCGCCGGGTCCATGTCGGTCCAGCGTCTTCCACGCATCAGGTCATAAGGCACCGTCTTGGGCGACAGACCGAAATGGCGCGCCAGCGAGTCGAGCCCGGCCGAGACATGGTTGCCCAGCATCAGCCGCGCCATGCTCAGCGTGTCGAACCAGTGCGCCGGCTTGATCCCGTAATGGTGCGACAGGATCAGCCCGTCGAAATGGGCGTGGTGGGCGAGAACCGCGGTGTTGCTCCAGTCGCAGCACGTCCGCAGCCAATCGGGATTGGAGCCGTCGATCCACGTCAGCCCGCCGCCCGGCCAGCGCATCCCCCAGCCGTGGCAGGAGAAGCGCGGGTCGCGGATGTATGCCTCGGTCGTCATTTTCGACAGGGTGAAATCCTTGTCGAAATAGGTCTCTGCGTCGAGGGCGACGATGTTCACGTCAGCACCAGCCCTTTCCGATTGCGTAGACTACCCATTCGTCATAGCCGGTACGCACCAAGCCGAGCAGATCGTAGACACCGTAGTGTCGCTCAATGGCGATCGTCGCAGCAATTGCTCGGAATTTTCGGATGACTGGCAGTCGCTTCCACCAGACCGCCGGTTTGGGCAACACCCAACCAAAGTCGGCACCATCAGCTAACCATCGGCGGTCGTCATCTGTTCGGATTTCAATCTTGACCATCACGCGCCTTTCAGGAACGACGTGTTCCAATCCTGATGTTCGCCGCCGATCGTGTTGCAACCGGCCAGCGCCAGGAGCGCGGCCAAAAAATAGAATCTTCATACCTGCCTCCGTCGCGGCTCGCGTTCTTTATACTCGCCGCACCACGCGCTGGCGTTGACTTGCGGCCACACGCCCCAATCGTAGGTGATGTCGTCGCTGGCTTGCCCAGCCAGCCGCGGTGGATAGCGACAGCACGTCCCGACAGATTTGTTAGCGTAGCGGTCGAAGAATCCACAATTGCTGCATGCTGCTTCGCCGTTCATACCCGCCTCTTCATGGTTTCGCGCTCGCGCTCGCAATTGGCGAACGTCTTCTCAAGCGCCGGCCGCGTCCAGTTGCATTCGACTGTCATCCAACGCCGACCGCACTCGCGACAGACGCGCGTGCGCCGCACTTCGCCGGCCGGCGTGTCGTCGCGCGACAATTCGCCGCGCACGTTGGCGACGTAGCTCCGACCGCCGCAAGAACACAGCATCATTTCGGCTGCACCCGGTCGGCGGTCAAGGTGGCGTAGCCGGCCGTGTCGTCCCAGTGGTCGCGATGGTCCGGGTCGCCGGCCAGGACGCGCCCCAGCTTGTGCAGGATCATCTCGACCGCTTCCTTCTGCACGTCGCTGAGCTTCGCCCAATTGGCCGAGTCGCGGGCGGCGCGTTTCAGCGCCTGCGTCACCCGCGCGTGCTCGGAAAAGTCGCCGTGGACCGCGCCGCGCTCGCGCAGGATGGTCCGCACGTCGCTCGCCGCCGGCCGTGGAGCTTCGACAAACCCTTGGGCGACCACTTTAGTTGCGTCCGGATTAGCCAGCTGATCGATCGCCTTGCGCGCATACAAGTCCTCTTCGCGCTGGCGCGCAGCCTCCAGCTCGACGGCGTCGTCGACCGCAGCCATCGCCGCGGCGACAGGGTTGGGCGCAGCTTCCGCCTTGTCAAGCTTGCGCTTGGCCTCCGCACTGGCGGTCAGCCAATTCGTCACATCGCTCATGTGTATTCCCTCGTCAGCCCGGTTTGCACTCATGCGCTTTTCTGTTCTTTCTGTCAATCCTGTTCCTTCGCCATCAGCCGGTCGCGGCTGGCGGCTAGGGCGCGCGTCATCGCCTCGGCGGCGCGCAGAGGCACGCCGCTGCGCGACCAGGCCGAGACGGCGGTCTGGCCGATCGGATAGCCGCATTTGGTCAGCAGCTCGGCGACGTCGGCTTGCGACAAGGTCGCCAGCTCGCGCCAGCTGTTGAACTGTTCGGCGGTCAAAGCGTGTTTAGCAGCCATTGCTAGGAGCCTCACGGGTTGGGCTCGCGCGTCGCGTGCAGCACGCAACGGACGAGCAGCAGCCGTTGGTCGGGATAATGCCCGTCCATCCATTTGGTCACGACGCGACGGGAAACCGACCAGGTCAAAGCCTCGCCGGTCGCCGCGTCAACGACCAGGTATAGCGGCCTCTGGCGCGAGGTTGACTCGCGCCAGAAACTGCAAAGGGTCCGCAGGTCGCTCATGCGGTTGGATCGTGCGGACCGTGGCGACCGATCGTCCCGACGAACGGGACTTTGACCGCCGGCGTTACGAGCTTCTTTCCGAGCAATGCCTCGCCAAGATCGACCAGGGTCTGAGATCCTTCGTCGGGGTCGCCAACCCACCATTTTCCTTCGCCGCGCGCGTCGCGTCGCCAGACGTAAGTAAACTCGGTCCAGGTATCTTGCTCTGGCCAGACCTGCGCCAGAGTGTCGCACACGGTCGCCGATGTCCCTTTCTCGCCGCGGTCGCGGCCGTAAGCCCTGCATTGGCCGTTGGCAGCGTCGCGCCGTTTGTCATATTCGGCTTCGGAAAGCTTCCCGTCTCGGTATAGGCTGTAGAGTTTCATTGTGATGTCGAAATCGATCTTGCGGCCGATCTCTGGTCCCAGCCACGACAGGTCGCCGAGCGCGACCAGCCGATCGACCTTCTTTTGGTCGGTGTAGTGCTCAAACAGGATTTTGCCGTTGTGCGACAGGTAGCCATCGCTGTGGCAATAGATGCGCGCCCATTTGCCATCGGCGCGTTGAACGATGATATCTGATCGGGTTGGCATGTGCGGATCCTTGGTTGCCGGCGTGGTCGCCGTGCATGCGCGCCAGGCGACGCGCATGGGCTGCGATCAGCGGCGGACGGGGACGAGGGCGAAGCCCTGGGCGCGGGCGACGAACAGAGCGGCCTCTTCCGGCTCACGCCAACAGGCGCGCATGGCGGCGGCCTCACCGAAGGTGACGGAATGCGCGCCCAGGCGTTCGAGCGCGGCGTTGAGCAAGCGCCAATAGCGCAACAGCGGGGTTTCAAACCGCATGGGCTTCCTCCATCGACAGATAGGCGTGGGCGAAGGCGGACGCGGTCGCTTCCTC